CATCAACACGCCACGCTGGGCGCTTCCGATCCTGCAACGCGAGGGCGCCCGCTACATCGGAGCATTCGGAGGGCGTGGATCTGGGAAAAGTACGTTCTTCGCGGAATGGATCGTCGAACGTTGCGTGATGCGCAAGACCGATGTTGTCTGCGTGCGCGAGGTTCAGAAGTCGCTGAAGCAATCGGTCAAGAAGCTGATTGAAAACAAGATCGATGAGCTTGGCGTTGGTCATCTGTTCCAGGTGCAGCAGGCCGAGATCAAATGCCCTCACGGAGGCGTTATCATCTTTCAAGGCATGCAGAACCATACAGCCGACAGCGTGAAGTCGCTGGAAGGGTTCGACATTGCCTGGGTGGAGGAGGCGCAGTCGATCAGCCAGTTCTCGCTTGATCTGCTACGCCCGACCATCCGCAAGCCCGGATCGCAACTTTTGTTCAGTTGGAATCCACGGTTCGACACAGATCCGATTGAGGTTCTGCTGCGTGGCACCAACCCGCCACATGACGGTGTGATCGTTGAGGTGAACTATACAGACAATCCGTGGTTTCCAGACGTTCTCAAAGACGAAATGGAGTACGACAGGCAGCGCGATCCAGACAAATACATGCACGTCTGGAAGGGCGAGTATGTCCGCAACAGCGAAACCCGCGTGTTCAAAAACTGGACGGCGGAAGAGTTCGAAACGCCGCCTGATGCCGTTCATCGCCTCGGCGCCGACTGGGGTTTTGCCAGCGATCCAACAGTGCTGGTGCGCTGCCACATTGTCGGTCGCAAACTGTACATTGACCACGAAGCTTATCAGGTGGGGTGCGAGATCGTCGACACGCCTGCGCTGTTCATGTCCATCCCTGAGGCTGAACGCTGGCCTATGGTGGCCGATAGCGCGCGGCCCGAGACGATCAGCCACATGCGCAAGAACGGCTTCCCGAAGATCCAGCCAGCCGTCAAGGGAGCGAAGTCGGTCGAGGAGGGCGTTGAGTGGCTGAAGTCCTTCGACATCATTGTGCATCCCCGTTGCAAGCACACCATCGATGAATTGACGCTCTACAGCTACAAGACAGATCGCGACACGGGCAGCATTCTTCCGATGCTGGAGGACAAGGAAAACCACGTCATTGACGCGCTGCGCTATGCCTGCGAGGGCGCGCGTCGGGCAGGCAGGCAGGAGAAGCCAAAGCCTCGCCTCGTCCCTGTAAGCATGCCGATGGCACGTCATTGATATTATGCTGGGTCTGTCATATACTGCAGCCCAAATATCCAGCGAAAGGCGCGCACCTTGGCCCGCATGACCAAAGACCAGCGGCTTGCAAACGTCCATGCGGAAGCATTGGCCGAGTTTGACAATATCCAAGGCGTGATGCGCGATGAGCGGTTGCAGTGCCTAGAGGATCGCCGCTTCTACTCAATCGCTGGCGCGCAGTGGGAGGGCAACCTCTATGAGCAATATCTGAACAAGCCCAAATTTGAGGTGAACAAGGTCCACCTGGCCGTGATGCGGATCATCAACGAATACCGCAACAACCGCATCACGGTGGACTTCGTCAGCAAGGACGGCACAGCGGACGACAAGCTGGCCGATGTTTGCGATGGGCTGTTCCGGGCCGACGAGCAGGACAGCGGATCAAACGAGGCATATGACAACGCATTTGAGGAAGCTGTCGGTGGCGGCTTCGGTGCGTTCCGCCTGCGGTCTGTCTATGAGGACGAATACGACGAAGAGAACGAAAAGCAGCGCATTCGCATCGAGCCGATCTATGATGCCGACACGACGGTGTTCTTTGATCTGGACGCCAAGCGCCAAGACAAGGCCGACGCGCGCCTGTGCTATGTGCTGGCCGCAATGACCCGTGACGCATACCGGGCCGCATGGGATGACGACCCGACCACCTGGCCGAAGGGCATCGAGCAGTGTGCCTTTGATTGGGCCACGCCTGATGTCGTTTATGTGGCCGAGGTCTACCGCGTTGAAGAGGCTTCAGAAACCATCCGCATCTTCCAGACCATCGACGGGCAGGAGGAGAAGTATTTCGAAAAGGACTTCGAGGACGACGAAGATCTGGAGATGATGCTGGAGGCTGTCGGCACCAAAGAGGTCCGTCAGCGCCGCGTCAAGCGCCGCAAGGTGCGCAAGTACATCATGAGCGGCGGCAGGGTACTGGAAGACAGCGGATACATCGCTGGCGACCAGATCCCGATTGTTCCGGTCTATGGCAAACGCTGGTTCGTTGACAACATCGAGCGGTGCATGGGCCACGTCCGTCTGGCCAAGGATGCGCAGCGGCTGAAGAACATGCAGCTTTCGAAGCTGGGCGAAATCAGCGCGCTTTCGACTGTTGAGAAACCCATCTTTACGCCTGAGCAAGTTGCCGGTCACGAAATGATGTGGTCCGAGGATAACCTCAGAAACTATCCCTACCTGCTGCTGAACACCGTGACCGATGCCAACGGCGGCGAGGTTCTGTCTGGCCCAGTCGGCTACACCAAGCCGCCGCAGATCCCGCCTGCATTGGCTGGGCTGTTGCAGATCACCGAGCAGGACATGAGCGACCTGCTGGGCAAGCCCGACGCTGCCGATGAGGTGGTTGCCAACGTCAGCGGCAAGGCGGTTGAACTGGTCCAGCAGCGCCTCGACATGCAGACATTCATCTACATGTCGAATATGTCCAAGGCGATCAAGCGCGGCGGCGAAATCTGGCTTTCGATGGCGCGTGACATTCTTGTGGAGCCTGGCCGCAAGATGAAGGCTGTCGGCGCCGGTGGTGAGTTGTCCAGCATTGAAATGGGCAAGCCGATCCTGAACGTCGAGACCGGCGAAGTGGAATATGAGAACGATCTGAGCAACGCCAAGTTTGACGTGGCTGTTGATGTTGGCCCTGCATCGGCAAGCAAGCGCAGTGCCACCGTCCGCGCGCTGTTGGGCATGATCCAGCTTTCGCCTGATCCAGAAACGCAGCAAGTGCTGACCTCGATGGCCATGATGAACATGGATGGCGAGGGCATCGGCGAGGTGCGCGGCTATTTCCGCAACAAGCTGATCAAGATGGGCGTCATTCAGCCGACCGAGCAAGAGGGCGAAAAGCTTCTGGCAGAAATGCAGGCCGCGCAGCAGCCAGACCCGCAGGCGCAATATCTGCAAGCTGCCGCTATGGAAGCGCAGGCGAAGGCAGGCCAAGCGCAAGCCAACACAGAATACACCTTGGCGCGTGCGGAAGAGACCCGCGCCAAGACCGTGGAGGTGCTTGCTGGCATCCAGCAAAAAGAACGCACCAACGTAGTGGAAACAGCGAAGGCTCTGCAAGAGACCGTCGCCACCGGAATGCGGCAACCGCCCAGCCGCACAATGTAATGGGTGAGAAAATCGCGAGGATCGCATGACTGAATTGGCAGAACAGATCGAAGATGACTTTGAAGATGAGGCTGAAGAAATCAATGCCGACATGGCCGAGATGGCTGACGGCAATGATGACGAAGCCGAAGAAGTTGTAATTTCGATTAACGGGGAAGCGCCAGCCCCGGAGGAAGATGAGGAAGCCCGCGCCCCTGATTGGGTCCGGGATCTTCGCAAGAACTATCGTGAGGAGAAACGTCGATCCAAGGAATTGGAGCAGCGGCTCGCACAAGTCGAACAGCGGAACACCCAAGCGGTCGCGCCACTTGGGCAAAAGCCAACGCTTGAAAAGGCCGACTACGACACCGACCGATATGAGAAGGATCTTACTGCATGGTATGAGAAGAAGCGCCAGCATGACGAGCGTGAGGCTACCGTAAAGTCTGAACACCAAGCCGTTCAGAAAGAGTGGGAGCGCAAGCTGGAAAGCTATCAGGGGGCGAAGGCTGGCCTGAAGGTGCGTGACTTCGAGTTTGCCGAGGATGTCGTCCAAGACAATCTCAGCGTCATGCAGCAGGGCATGATTGTGCAAGGTGCCGACAACCCGGCCCTTGTCGTTTATGCTTTGGGCAAGAACCCGAAAAAGGCGAAGGAAATCGCTTCCATTACAGATCCCGTGAAGTTCGCCTTTGCGGTTGCGAAATTGGAGACGCAGTTGAAGGTATCTAACCGCAAGGCTCAATCGTCACCCGAGCGCAAGATCAGCGGCACCGCCCGCCCATCTGGCGCGGTTGACAGCACCCTAGACCGCCTGCGGTCTGAAGCAGAAAAGACTGGCGACTATTCCAAAGTTTTCCAGTATAAGAAGCAGAAGGCCAAGGGCTAAACCCCCATATGAAGGACCACGGAAATGGCTAACGCTTTTTCAAAAGAAGAACGAGTTGCCTTTGAGAACATCCTCGAAGGCTTCAACGATGCGCTGGTGATGTCGCGCAACGTGTCGGTGTACAACACCGATGGGTCGATGATGGAACGCACGAACGACGTGATCTGGCGTCCGCAGCCCTACATTGCGACCTCGATCAACGGCGCACCTCGCACCGACATCTCGGCCCAGTTCATCGACTTCACGCAGCTTGCTGTTCCGGCAACGCTCGGCTTCAACAAGACGGTGCCGTTTGCTCTGGACGCTCTGGAACTGCGTGACCAGCTTCAGGAAGGACGCCTTGGCGATTCCGCGAAGCAGAAGCTGGCTTCGGACATCAACGTGGCCATCATGAACGTGGCCGCTGCCCAGTCCACGATGGTCGTGACCCGCTCCGGTTCGGCTGGCGGTTACTCTGACGTTGCTGAATGCGATGCCGTGTTCAACGAGCAGGGCGTGCAGATGTTTGACCGTTATCTGGCGCTGTCGTCGCGCTCGTATAACGGCATGGCGTCTGATCTTGCTGGCCGCCAGACCATGACGGGCAAGCCGACCACCGCGTATGAGCGGTCGTTTGTCGGTGAAGTCGCTGGCTTCCAGACGTACAAGATGGACTATGCTAACCGCATCCTGGGGAACACGACCCCGGTCGGTGACATCACCATCAACGGCGCCAACCAGTATTACACCCCGCGTGCGACCTCGACCGCAGGCACGGGTGAGACCAACAACGTGGACAACCGTTACCAGTCGCTCAACGTCACCCTGGCAGCCGGTGCTGTCGTGCGTGTCGGCGATTGCTTCCGGTTGGCAAGCGTGAACGCGGTGCATCACATCACCAAGGGCGACACTGGCCAGGCCAAGACGTTCCGCGTGATCTCGATCACCTCGGGCGGCGGCACTGCAGGCAACAACACCATCGTCATCTCCCCGCCGATCATCTCGGCGCAGGGCGCGACCGATGCTGAACTGCAGTACAAGAACGTCACGGCAACCCCGGCCAACGGTTCGACCGTCACGATCCTGAACGTGGACGCTGCCGACATCAACTGCTTCTGGCAGAAAGACGCTCTGGAAATCTTGCCGGGCCGTTATGCAATTCCCGCCAATGCTGGCGTGGACATCATGCGCGGCACGACCGACCAGGGCATCGAACTGGTGATGCAGAAGTTCTACGACATCAACACCGCCATCACGAAGTATCGCATGGATACATTCTTCGGCGTTGTGAACAAGCAGCCCGAGATGTCGGGCATCTTGCTGTTCAATCAGGTTCCGTGATCTGATAGCATCGGGGGCGGGGAAACTCGCCCCCTTTCACCTTTGACAATGGGATAGTGCCATGCCGCTGACAAAAGGTTACAGCCGCAAGTCCATCGGAGAGAATATCAAGATGGAAGAGAAGTCTGGGAAGCCGCGCAAGCAGGCTATTGCCATCGCGATGAACACGGCACGCACCGCTGCCATGAAGGCAGGCAAGCCGTCGAAGGCACCGAAAGGCAAGAAGACATGACGACCATGCTTTACAAGTCTCCCGGCAAGGTCAAGCGCAGCGCAAGCGAGACGTTTGACACCTGCATCGTGGAAGACAACGAGATTGAAGCCACCATCGAGGCGGGATGGCATTACACCGTGCGCGAGGCTATCGCTGCCTCCAGTTGCCCTTCACCCGAGGCCAAGCCAAAGCGTGGCCGCCCGCGCAAATCTGAGGCTCTGTGATGGCATACACCAAGCGCGACATCGTGAACCGGGCGTTTGAAGAGATTGGCCTTGCGGGCTATGTCTATGATCTGGCCCCGCAGCAGCTTGAGGGCGCTTTGCAGCGTCTTGATGCTATGATGGCGACGTGGAACGGCAAGGGCATCCGCCTGCGCTATCCTTTGCCATCCTCAACGGCAGCCAGCGATCTTGACCAAGATATCGGCGTTCCTGATGATGCGCTTGAAGCCATGCACCTCAATCTGGCTGTGCGCATCGCGCCTGGTTATGGCAAGAGTGTTTCGCCAGACACCAAGGCAAATGCGCAGCTTGCCTATAAAGCGTTGATGTCCAGATCGACCTTCCCGGTTGAGATGCAGCTTGGCAACATGACGATCCCGTCTGGCCAAGGCAACAAAGGCTGGCGCTACTACAACGACGCATTCCTGCGTCAACCAATTGACCCGCTGACGGTTGGACCGGACAGCGCCTTGACATGGGATTGACGCGATGACCAACATCAACCAGCTTTCTTCGCTCGACACGATCCAGCTTGGCGATCTCCTCGCTGTCTGGGCCACGAATAACGGTGACACGCGCAAGGCATCAATGAGCCTGATGTTGTCGTTTATACAGGACAACCTGACGCTGCCGGGAACAACGACAACGCAATACGCAGCACCAAGCGCAACTGGTTTTTCGGTCACGGTGTCTGCTGTAGACACTTGGCTGCTGCTGATGCCAACGGCAACCTTTGCGTCTGGCACCATCGTGCTTCCATCGGCCCCGACTGACAGATCTGAGGTGAGCGTCAACTGCACGCAGATCGTCATGTCGCTGACTGTCTCGGGCGCCGGAAAAACTGTCACAGGATTGCCCACGTTCATGGCTATGGCCAACTCCTTCTTCACCATGCGGTTCGATGCAATCACGAATGCCTGGTATCGGGTCTCTTAACCAAAGGATAACAGACATGTTCCTCTATCCATCAGCAGCCAGCACGGAAAAAGAAATCGCCATTCCGCGCGGATCGTCTCTCAGTGTTGGCAGTATTGGCGACCAGCCGTCGCTGGTTCAGATCGGCGTGCAGGAGCCAACAGGTGTTGTTGAACTGCTGAACCGCGCGCAGACCTTTGGCCCCTACGCCAACGACCGCATGGCTACGATCTACAATCGCGGCGCAACGGTGGAATACGATGTTGGCACGCAGCCGAAGCTTCGCAGCTTCCCGCCTTTGGTGCTTGGCTCTCTGACGCCTGTTGCGCTGGTTGAGCCAGCGGCAACATTCATCACGCTGACATACGAAACCAACGCAGGCTTGGTCCGTCTGGTGAGCGCAGGCGCGCATGGCCTGACCGCCGCCGTGGCAGTCGGTGCAAGCGTCTATGTGACTTGGGCCACTGGCACGGGCGTCAATGGTTTCTATGAGATCACCGCGCTTGATACCGACACCACTGGCGTCAAAATCACCATCAACCGGGCATTTGTGTCTGGGCTTGGTACACCGACCGTCGCAGTCGCCAACACTGTTGTCACGCTGGCATCTGTCACGGTGCCTGGCTGGTCGATGGGCGTGGGCGGGGGCATGGAGGTTGATGCCCTGTTTACCATGACCAACAGCGCTACGGCCAAGAACCTCGGCCTGACCTACGGAGGCGGCGTCCTGATGGCTGTCAGCGCGGCAAACAATACCAGCGCCTGCGCACAGAAGCTGATGTGCAACCGTGGATCGTCTCAGATTGTCAGCAATGCGGCCAACCAAGTAGGCCACGGTCTATCAACAGCCGCCAACGTGTTTTTGACTGTTGATGCCACGGTTGACCAAGTCTTTGCGATCACCGCGCAGCCTGCCGCTGCGAACAACATCGTGAAGCTGGAAGCCTTCAAGCTGTACATCAACTTCTAAGGGGCAGTAATGCAGATCGGCATCATCAACGGGATATACACGGATGGCTCGCCCGATTTTCGGACGGGCTATCCTGTCAACCTTGTGCCTGTGCCGAAATCCACGGGCATCTCGGAAGGCTATCTTCGCCCAGCAGATGGCATCGTGAAAACAGGAGACGGCCCCGGATCAAACCGAGGCGGCTTGAACTGGGAGGGCGTGCTGTATCGCGTGATGGGCACCAAGTTGGTTACTGTCGCGCAGAACGGCACTGTCACGGTGATCGGGGACGTGGGTAGCGGTAACCGCGTGACGTTCACTTACAGCTTCGACTATCTGGCTGTCACGTCTGGCGGGCGGCTTTACCTGTATGACGGCACAACGCTGACGCAGGTAACCGACCCCGATCTGGGCACGGCTTTGACCGTTGTCTGGGTTGATGGGTACTTCATGACGACAGACGGCGAATTTTTGGTCATCACGGAATTGAACAACCCATTTGCCGTCGATCCTCTGAAGTATGGATCGTCCGAAGCTGACCCCGACCCGGTGAAGGCACTTCTAAAGCTGCGCAACGAGATCTATGCACTGAACCGCCATACCATCGAGGTGTTCGATAACACTGGCGCATCGGGCTTTCCTTTCCAGCGCGTCACTGGCGCCCAGATGCAGAAGGGATCACTCGGCACATACACTTGCTGCGTCTTTGGCGAGGCAATCGCTTTCATGGGCAGCGGCACCAACGAAAACATCTCGATCTATGTTGGCGCCAACGGCACGGTAGAAAAGATTGCCACGCGCGAGATTGAGGAGATCCTGTCAGGCTACACGGAGACGCAACTTGCTGGCACGTTCATGCAGGAGCGCACCGAGGGCGCGCATGAGTTCCTGGAAATCCATCTGCCCGATCAAACCATCGTATTTGATGCGGCAGGATCGCGGGCTGTTGGTCAGCCTGTCTGGTTTATATTGCGCACGTCTCTAGTTGGCCTTGGCCAGTGGGCTGTGTGCGATGCCATCTTTGCCTATGACAGGTGGAACGTATGCAAGCCTGCTGACACTGACGTGGGCTATCTGGACAAGAACATCGCCACGCACTGGGGCGAGACCATCGGCTGGGAGTTTGGCACGGCTATTGTGTACAACGAAGGGCGCGGTGCGATTTTCCATGAGATGGAACTGGTCAGTCTGACGGGCCGCGTGCAGCCTGGCGCTGATCCGACTGTCTGGACATCGTATTCGCTTGATGGGCTGACCTACAGCGTAGAGAAGCCTGCGCGCGTGGGCAAGCTGGGCGAATACAACAAGCGAGTGGTCTGGCTGCAGCAGGGCCACATGCGCAACTGGCGTCTGCAGAAGTTCAGAGGCACTAGCGAGGCGCAGCTTGCAATGGCACGCCTGGAGGCGCGGGTTGAGCCGCTGGCGTTCTGATGGCTGACCCGTTCACCCTTAATCGAAACCAGATCTCCCGCTTCGTTGGCAATGATCCCGATGCCATCCGCGCCATTGAACGGCTTTTCCAAGTCGCTGGCACATTGACGCCATCCGAGATTGCAACGCTGACGCAATTGATCACTGATAACGTCTATTCCACAGGATCGGCAGACAACAAGGCCGAGGTCGCTTTGGCCAACGCTACTAATGCTGAGCAGCTTGCCAATCTTGTTGCAATGCAGCCAGCCCCGCAAGATCCGCGCTTGGATCGGTTGCAAGACGTGGATGCCCCGTTCGCTGCGGCTGGCATGGTTATCATCTACGACGCCACAAGACGCGTCTGGCTGGCCAACACGATCACACCAGGCGCAAACATTTCCATAACCAACGCAGATGGCTCGATAACGATTGCTGTTTCTGGGCTTGGATCAATGGCGTTCGAGAACATCGGGGCATCGGGGTCATTCGTCGCAGGCATTCAAACAGTAACCGTCGTTGACGGCATCATCACAAGCATAGTCTAAGGAGGTCGGTATGGCAGTAACGCCCAAGGTTCTTATCCCAGCCAAGCAGGCTGAGAGTGCGCAGACCGCGCAATACACCGCCACGGCGGTCAAGGCGATCATCGACAAGTTCACGGTTACCAATACCACCGCCAGCAACGTCACGTTCTCGGTGAACCTTGTGACGGTTCTGGGCACTGTCGGGGCGAGCAACCGGATCATCGATGCCAGAACAATCGTGCCAGACGAGACCTATACCTGCCCTGAGTTGGTTGGTCATGTGCTTGAGGCTGGTGGCTTCATCTCGACGCTGGCCAGTGCAGCCACGTCGCTCACAATTCGCTGTTCAGGCCGGGAGATTTCATAATGGACGACATGATGATCGAGTTTGGTCTTTCGACCACAAAGATCGTTTCTGCATCGCAGAACCGCAAAAATCGCCAGATGGTGATTGATGAATGGCAGCTTGGTCCTGAGAAGGCTTCGGTTGAACCGAAGGCCAACAAGGAGTTCTGGGCGTCAGTCGGCAAGGCTTGGGGCATGGATGAGAAGGAAGCGCGGCGGCGGCTTTGCGCCAACTGCGAATACTTCCAGAATGACCCTATGTTTCAAGCCAAGATGGAAGCCATCCCGCTTGACAAGTTTGACATGGACGGCGGTGGTCGCGGCTATTGCGGAAAGTTTGATTTCGTCTGCCACAACCTGCGCACTTGCCAGGCGTGGGAAGAAGATGACTGAGGGCTTGGCAAAATGAAGGATTTGCGCGATACTGCCGACGCTGAGACCAACGGCATCCAGCAGCCATGTTCCGCAGAGGGCGAGTTGGTGCAGGTTAATCACGACATCGCGGTTGCGACATCGCTTGATCACATCGAGGCGATGATGCTTTCTGCACCGCAGGTTGATTGCCCGGTTTCTCATCACTTCGGACATGGCATTTACATGCGCGAGGCCTTCTTGCCTGCCGGTGCCTACATCATGGGCCACGCTCACAAACACGAACACATGAACATCATGCTGAAGGGCAAGATGGCGGTGATCGTCAACGGCGAAGCCAAGGTGATTGAAGGCCCGCATATCTTCACCGGGCAGGCTGGTCGGAAGTTCGCCTATATCATTGAGGACACCATTTTCGTAAACGCTTATGCCACGGAAGAAACCGACGTGGATAAGCTGGAAGAAATGTTTGTTGATAAAAGCGATGCGTGGAAAAGCGCGCAGGACGCGGCGCTGAACATGCAGGCAATTGACGCTGCGGTTCACAAATATCTTGGGGGATCGTTCTCATGAGTTGGATTGCAGCAGCAGTACTTGGCGGATCAGTTGTCAGCGGCATCGTGCAGTCAAAGGCTCAAAGCAAAGCCTCAACAGCACAGGTTCAGGCTGCAGACAAAGGTGTGGAAGAGCAGCGTCGCCAGTTTGACGCCATCCAGCAGCTTCTGAAGCCTTACATTGAAACAGGATCTAGCGCGTTGTCTCAGCAGGCTGCTCTTGTTGGGGCTGGTGGGGTTGATGCGCAGCGCGCAGCGATAACTGCTTTGGAGCAGGGTCCAGAGTTTCAGGCGCTGACCAGGCAGGGCGAGGAATCAATCCTGCAAAACGCATCGGCCACGGGCGGCCTTCGTGGCGGTAACGTGCAGGGCGCTCTTGCCAAGTTCCGGCCCGAAGTTTTGAGCGGTCTTATCAATCAGCAATACAGTCGCTTGGGCGGCCTTGCCAGCGCAGGGCAAGCGGCTGCAACCGGGCAGGCAGGCTTTGGCCAGCAAACCGGAGCGAACATTGCGAACCTGTATGGCCAAGTCGGCGCGGCGCAGGCTGGTAATGCGCTGGCGCAGGGCCAGACTTGGGGCAATCTGATTGGAAACGTTGGAATGCTTGCTGGGCGTGGCGCCGCTTATCAGGGATACACGCCTCAAGGAGCCACCTCGCCGCTGACATTCGGCCAGGGCATGTTCTACAACGGAGGCGCGTTCTGATGGAACCGATCAACTACATGCTCGACGTGAAAAGCCCCATCGAGCAGGCGCTGATGGGCTACGGCTTGGGCCGCCAAGACATTGAGCAAACCCAAATCATGCAAGAACGGTCGCAGGCGATGGATCTGCGTGCGGCACAGGAATCCCGTGCGGCGGCGGCGGCTGAGGAGCAACGCGCGGCGGCTGCCAAGGAGCGCGCCAAGGCTGATGCCATGCAGGCGCAGTTGATGCAGCTTCGCCAAAGCGCGATTGATGGCAAGTTGACCGTTGATGCGTTGAACCAATATGCGCTTGGCAATGCTGATACCTTTGCCGAATTTGCAACAGCATTCAGTGCAATTGAAACTGCAAAGCGGCAGCCTCAAGTTCAGTTCAACATTGAAACAACTATTCCTGCGCTGACAGGAAACCCCGCCGCTGCACTGGCATTGTTTGATGAGCGCATTGCGGCTGCGGAGAATACGGGCACGCCAGAGGCGATGGCCGAGGCGCAAGCATTGCGGGCGAACCGTGCCATTCTTGAGGCAGATCCCCGCGCATACGGGGTTTCGATGCTTGGCACATTGGTGGCAACCCGAGCGATTGACGACAAGCAGGCCGACACGATCCTGAAACTGGCTGGGCAGGATCAGGCAGCGCCAGAAGGTGCGTCGCCTCTGGGCAAGATGGCGCAAGACGTGGCAAACGGTCTAATCCCGCAATCTGTTTTGGATGCGGCTATCAAACTGGAACAGAGGGCAGGTCAAGAAGGTTTGACGCTGCAGCAGAAGATTGCAGAGGAAGCCCGCCTGCGCGGTGAATATGCGAAGCGCACGGAGGATCTGGGGGCGGCTGAACGCAACTTCTCGATCATTGAAACGTCGTCAATGGATCAGAGTGGAGCAGGCGACATTGCGCTCGTTACGTCGTTCATGAAGATGCTGGACCCAGGATCAGTTGTTCGCGAAACTGAATTTGCGACTGCTGCCAACGCGGGCGGTCTACTGGCGCGCTTGACTGGCATTGCGGCAAAGGTCGAGGATGGGCAGTTCCTAAGCGAACGGCAGCGCGCTGACTTTACTCGTCTTGCTGGGGAATATCTTGAAGCCGCTAAAGCGCAGGAGCAGGGCGTTCAGCAAAGCTATCAACTGATTGTTGATAACTATGGGCTTGACCCGATCAACGTGTTCGGTGCGCGTGCTGCGACTGCCCCTGCCCCTGCCCCTGCTCCGGCCCCTGCTCCGGCGCCAGCCCCTGCTCCGGCCCCTGCTCCGGCGCCAGCGCCTGCTCCGGCCCCTGCTCCGGCCCCTGCTCCGGCGCCAGCGCCTGCTCCGGCCCCTGCTCCGGCGCCAGCGCCTGCTCCGGCCCCTGCTCCGGCCCCTGCTCCGGCGCCAGCGCCTGCTCCGGCCCCTGCTCCGGCCCCTGCTCCGGCGCCAGCGCCTGCTACAATTCCACAAGGATTCATCAACAACACATTCATACAGCAAGCCGTAAAAAACAACGCAAGCCGTGGCGTGACGGTCGAATCCCTTTGGAACGCCATGACGCCAGAGGAGCGCGCAGCATATGGCAAATGAAATCAGAACGCTTGAGGAAATAGCTGCCGCTTCCACTACACAGAATGCAGTCAGAACGCTTGAGGAAATCATTGCCGCTATCCCTCAAAAGCCCCAAGGCATGACTGCCGATCTGGAGCGGCAACTTGGTCTGACAGCACGTTATGGTGCGCAAGGTTTGGCCGGAATTGGTGGCATTGTATATGACCCCATTGCCGCAGTGCAGAACTACCTTTTCGGAACCGAAGTGCAGCCGCTGCGTGAACAGGTCAAGCGAGTGTTGACGGATCTAGGCGTGCCTGAACCTGAGAGCGCTATGGAGCGTGTTATCGGGGCGATCAGTGAGGGTGCGGTTGGTGCTGGTGGTCAGGCCAAAATGGCTCAGTACGGCGCTGACGTGTTGACGGGTGGCGCAAGACAAGTTGCCACCCAGCTTGCAGCCAAACCTGGCGCACAGGCTGTTGCAGGCGGCACGGCTGGGGCTGCGGCACAGGCCACAGCAGAAGCAGGCGGCGGCATGGCGGCGCAACTGGCGGCTGGCTTGGTTGGTGGCATTGCTGGCGGGCGTGCTGCTGGAGTTAAAACAGAAACGCCTTCGGCGGCATTGCCAGCCGCTGTGCGTGAGACAGAAGATCTCGGTATCCGCGTGATGACTACTGACGTGCGCCAGCCGACAACCTTTGCTGGCCGATGGTTGCAACGCACTGGCGAGATGATCCCCGGCGCCGGAACTGGTGGCCCCCGTGCTGCGCAACAGCAAGAACGAATGGATGCATCTGTTGATCTTTTGCGCAACTATGGCGTCACCGAGGCGGGCGCGGCAGACAACACCATCATCTCGAATGTGGCGAAGGATCTTCTGGCCCGGCGTGGCGAGAACCTGACCAAATATACCGGCATGAAGACCGAGGTGATTGACCGCCTGTCGCAGCCGAATAGCACTGTGCCAGTGGCGAAATCTGTCGCAAAGATCAACGAGGAAATTGCACGCCTGAACAGCATCAGCCCAACGCAGTTCAAGCCCGTGATCGACCGTCTGATCACTTGGCGTGACGATCTTACCGGCACGCGCGAAGTCAACCTTCCGAATGGTCAGACGCAAGTGGTCCAGCAAGGCCAGCCTTTGGCGACTATCGAGGTTCTGCGTAAGCAGATCGGCGAAGCGTTTACTGATCCAAGCCTAGCCGCTGTGCGTAGTGAAGGCGAGAAGGTTCTAAGCCGCATCTATGCACCGCTGCGCGAGGATATGGCAGATTACATCAAGGCTAATGGGCAGCGCCGTGATTTTGACAAGTGGAACATTGCCAACAGGCAGCTTGCCATGATGGTCGGCGAACTTGAACTTGGGGCGATGAAATCTGCCCTGGCAAAGGGTGACACATCGCCTGAAGTTGTCCGCACGTTGCTGTTCTCGGCCAAACCCAGCGACATCAAAGCGCTCTATCGCGGCCTGTCGGCTGATGGCAAGCGCAACGCCCGCACGGCTGTTTTGCAGGAAGCTTTCAGCAAGGTCGGTGGCAACTTTGAGAACCTAAGCCCCGATCAGTTCAAGCGTCAGTTGATACGTCTTGGCGCACCCATCGGGGTGTTTTTCTCTGGGGAAGATCTGAAGTCCGTCGAGGGGCTGATCCGCGCGCTGAAGATGACTGAACAGGCTGGGCGCGCTGGCGTCTCGCCTCCGACTGGCGTGCAGGCTGTGCCTGTTGTCGGCGCGGCTGTCTTGACCGACATCCTGGGCGGTGCTGGCGCTGGCATCGTTGGCGGCGCGACCATCGGCGGCATTGCCCGTCTGTATGAAAGCGCGGCTGTGCGAAACATCCTGTTGAAGCTGCCGCAGGTTGCCAAAGGCAGCAAGCAAGAGCAGGAACTCATCAAGCAGCTAACGGCGGCTCTGCGCGCAGAGAAGGCGGCTGAAGACCAGCCTCAGGCAGGCCCGCAATGATACTATACCCGTTCATGCATTTCGTGGTAAAAGTCACGCGAAAGGATGCCAAATGCCTCTAACGCAACTCGCCCCGCCGTATCCGATTTTCACCGATCTGGACGGATATCCGCTTGATGCGGGCTATCTGTATATTGGCACGGCAAACATGAATCCGGAAACCAACCCAATCCAGGTTTACTATGACAGCACCCTGACGCAGCCAGCAGCCCAGCCCCTGCGAACGTCAAATGGTTACGTCATGCGCAACGGCAGTCCGGCGCTGATCTATACCAATTCGCAGTTCTCGGTCACGGTGCGCAACAAGAGCAATGCGTTGGTGATCTACAGCCCGGTTGGCTTTGGCATCATCCCCGCCCCATAACTTACAACTAAGGAGCAACTGGCATGGCCAATCGCATTCTGAATTCGCGTTTGCAGGATTTCATTTCGGTCAAGGATTTTGGCGCCATCGGCGATGGTGTAACCAATGACACTGTTGCCATACAGGCCGCAATCAATAGCGGTAATCCGATCATTTTTCCTGTCGGTGATTACGCCAGTGGACCGCTTACCCAATCAACGAACTTCCAGCGTTTCTATGCTGACGGTCAGGTCAATATCATCAAGAACGCAGACGGCGTGTTGCTGACATCTACCGGCAACTACGTTGAGCTTGATGGCATCCAATTCGTTGGAACTGGGTATACCGGTGACAACATCAACATGACCGGAAGCAATCCACGGCTCATTAATTGCTCGTCGTATGGCACACCGGGACGGGCATTGAAGGCAACTGGCGGCCATGTCCAAATCATAGGCGCTTCTGGGACATTCACCACAACCGACGCCACCGCTTCCGGTTATGACATCGAGATCGGTGTGAGCGGGACGGCCACCTTGTACCACCAGTTGATCGGCGTTTACACGTCGCAAGCAACAGGCGGCATTCTTCTGGTTGACACTGGGTCGCATGTCATTTCTGGCGGCCAGTTTGGAAAACTGAACATCAAAGCTGGAACTAGCCCTGCTGGCGTCAATGGTGGCATGACCAGTAACGCTCGCATCTTGGGTGATGTGACTGTTGAAATTTCAAATTCAGTCTTTTCCGGTAACCAGTTCTCTACACAGACCATTACTTTTGCGCTCGGCACATCCAACCATTGCCTTGACACGTCAAACCTTTTGGTCAGCACGACTATTGTGAACAACGGTAATGGGAACTCTTCCATCATCAAGAGCGTCGGCACAGGATCTCCCGGTGGCATAATCTTGCAGTATGGCCAAGACTCAAACAATAGCACCATTCGCTATGCGACGGATGAAATCTATCTTGTTGATAGCACGCTAAACCTTGCCAACAACAAGGCCCTCAAAATTGCGGATGTTGCTGGAGTATACCAAAACGCAATAAACCTTAGTAGCGGTGACGACTGGTTTTTTGGCTCAGATACAGGAGCAAACTATCTTAGTATATTCTCCGGCTCTGGAGGTATCTACCAGAATGTCTCTGGTGCAAATGTAACGCAGACTGTGACGGGCGTGTTTAGGCCAGTGCCCGATGGATCGGTAAACCTTGGGGGCGCAAGTAACCGCTGGAACACAGTCTACGCAACCACTGGTGCGATCAATACATCTGACGCGCGTGAAAAGCAGGACATTGAGTCTCTGAGCGATGCCGAAGTTCGCGTTGCAATGGCGCTGAAGGGACTGGTCAGGAAGTTCAGGATGAGGGATGCCGTCGCAGCCAAGGGTGATGCGGCCCGCATCCACATCGGCGTCATCGCTCAGGATGTGCAAGCCGCCTTTGCGGCAGAAGGCTTAGACGCCAACCACTACGGCATTGTGTGTTTCGATGTTTGGGACGCAGAACCTGAAGCGGTTGACGACAACGGCAACGTGGTCCGTCCTGCAAAAGCAGCGGGCGAGCGTTTTGGTATTCGATATGACGAAATGCTCGCGTTCATCATAGGGGTGATCTGACATGCCCACGCTGTACTGGGGGCCGTCTGCCGGAACATCTACCGGGACATGGGACGGCACCTCTATTACTAAATGGTTCACTGATGTAGGCAGAACGGTTCCATCCCTTTTAGCGCCAACGTCGGCTGATGATGTGGTGTTTGACGCTGGGTCTGACAACGGCACAACGTTCAACGTTACGCTGGGCACAGGTGCGGTCTGCCGGAACATCACCGTGTCGAACCTAGACTTCACGATGACGCTGACGCATTCTGTGGCGCTTGGCGTTTATGGTTCTTTGTCTTTCCCAACAACGCGCCTTAGTCGTGCTGGTTTCAGTGCCATAAACTTCTTGGCCACATCAAGCCAGACAGTAAACCTCAACGGATATGACATCGACAACCCAGTAACATTCAATGGCGCTGGTGGCGTGTGGACGCTTCTTAGCAATTTTGGCACGGCGAATACCGCAAAAACCAACGTCAGCTTGACACTCACGGCAGGAACGATAGACCTCAATGGTTTTGTCCTGCAGGGCCGAAACTTCTCCTCAAGCAACTCAAACGCCAGAGCCATCGCATTCAATGGTGGGAAGATTGCGTTGTGGGGAAATGCAACTAACATCTGGAGCGTCCAGACGGCGGCAAACTTTAGTTACACTGGGACGCCAACTGTCGAAGGGACATATACTGGTTCAGTTGGAAGTCGCAACTTTTATCACGGCTCGTCGTCCGGCGCTACAGAAGCAAACTCTCCCAACTTTAATTTCGTATCCGGCTCTGATACAGTGCTTCTCGCATCAGTGCGAGACCTTAATTTCACAGGGTTTAGTGGAACGTGGTCGACTTCAGTCGTGACAGTCTACGGCAGCATGACCCTTTCAAGCACAATGACCGTTAGCTCATCTGCCAGCAATCTTGTGTTTGGAGGGACGTCTGGGCCGTACTTTATCACCTGCGCTGGCAAGACCATCAATCAGCCTATTCAGTTCTCCGGTGCAGGTGGAACATGGAAGTTTGCCGACACCTTCTCGCTGGACGCATCGCGCACTCTAACGCTGGTGGCGGGAACACTTGATGCGGACGGCAAGAACGCCAGCATCGGCAGCTTTGCCCTTGGGGCTGGCACCAAGACGCTGTCTGTTGGCAGCGGAACGTGGACGGTGACCGCAAGCGGGACCGCATGGAATGCGAACACCAACGTGGCAAACCTAACGGTCAGCGCGTCGAGCGGAACGATCAACATGACCAGCGCAAGCGCAAAGACATTCGCTGGGGGCGCGAAAGCATGGCCAACACTTAACCAAGGCGGGGCGGGCGCGCTGACGATCGAACAGAGCAACAGCTTTGCCAACATCACAAACAGCGTGCAACCAGCAACCATCACGCTGACCGCTGGCACGACGCAGACGGTTGCTGCCTTTGGCGTCTCCGGCACCGCTGGCAACCTCATCACGCTCAACTCCAGCACGGCAGGCACGCGCGCCACGTTGAGCGACAGCACCGGCACGGTTGAGGTGTCCAACGTCTCGATCAAAGATATCTCTGCCACCGGCGGCGCAAATTGGAATGCGTTTCTGAAATCAGGCAACGTGGACGCAGGGAACAACTTGGGCTGGGATTTCTTCCCCGCTGTCAGGCAGGTTTTCAGCCAGGTGTTCACGTCAATCTTCCGACCCATTTTCTGACAGGAGGCGATCATGCCAGCGACAACGAAGACCCTATCGGCCCAGAACACGTTCACCGATGCCATCCTCATCATCGGCGATTTCAATCTGTCAATCTCGGGGACATTTGCCGCCACGGTGACGGTGCAACGCTCGACTGACGGCACGGTTTGGCGCGACGTTGACACCTGGACCATCCCGGTCGAGGAAGTCGGCTATGACCCGATGAAGAACTTTTACCGGGCTGGCATCAAGACTGGTGGCTACACGTCGGGATCGGTCGCGATCACGCTGAACGGCTACGACAACTGGCCGCCTCGTTACTGATATGGCAAAGGGTCTTTACGCCAACATCGCAGCCAAAAGGCGCCGCATCAAGCTGGGCAGCAATGAGAAGATGCGCAAGCCTGGCACCAAGGGCGCGCCCACTGCAGCGGCTTTCAGAGCATCTGCTGTGACGGCCAAGCCGAAGAAGAAGGGCAAGTGATGGCCAAGACACCGGCGTGGATGCGCAAAGAAGGCAAAAGCCCCAGCGGCGGCTTGAACGCCAAGGGGCGCGCATCTGCGAAGGCTGAAGGCATGAACCTGAAAGCCCCGGTGAAGTCTGGCGACAACCCGCGCAGGGCTTCGTTCCTGGCACGCATGGGCAACATGCCGGGGCCTGAACGCAAGGATGGCGAACCAACGCGCCTGCTGCTGTCTCTGAAGGCGTGGGGCGCATCCAGCAAGGCTGACGCGCGCAGGAAAGCCAAGGCAATCTCCGCACGCAATAAGGGGAAGTGACAATGGACTATCGAGAACTGGCAAAACAGATAGCCATTGAGGAGGGCATTGATCCCGACGTGTTTGTGCGTCTGGTTGAAGCCGAAAGCAGTTTCAACGCTGATGCAGTATCATCGGCGGGCGCGTTGGGTCTGGCTCAACTAATGCCTGGCACTGCTGCTGACCTCGGTGTTGACCCGATGGACCCTGAACAAAACCTGCGCGGCGGTGCAAGATATCTCAGGATGATGCAGGACGAGTTCGGTGACATGCCCACGGCTCTGGCCGCCTATAACGCTGGGCCAGGCAATGTTCGGGCATATGGTGGCATGCCTCCGTTCAAGGAGACGCAGAACTACGTTGCGAAGATCCTCGGCACGGGCGTGGCTGATACTGCCTTCAATGGCCGGTCGGCGAACCTTCCGTTGACGATGGGGCAGCCTGCTGGGAATGACTACGGCATTGCCTCCACGGCTCGGATGCCGCCGTTCACAATCCCACAATTGCGCAGCACGCAGTCAGATGCACTGGCAGCATACGATCCTTATGCTATCCTGCAGCAGTTCAATTTGAAGTAACGGTTGGAGACTAAGATGGAACTAATCCGCACCTTTTGGCCGCTTGCCGTTGCTTTCGTGGCGACCATCGTCTGGCTGATCCGCCTGGAAGCGCGCAGCGTTGAGAACAGCAAGGAGATCAAGCGGCTGTGGTATCAGCGCAAGGAGGACTTGGAGACGTCCAAGCAGGCGCGCGAGGAAACCAACAAGATGCTGTCCGAGATCCGCGATGATATAAAGTCACTGATATCTCGAGTTGGCAGCAAATGAGACATTGGGACGCGCGCAGCCTTCGAAACCTGACGGGTATTCACCCAGATCTGCGCCGTGTCATGGACCGGGCATTGCAGGAGGCGCCGTTTGCTTTTGTCGTGACTGAGGGGCTGCGAACAATTGAACGCCAGCGTGAACTCGTGCGCGTCGGTGCGTCCAACATCCTCAACAGCCGCCACCTGACCGGCCATGCCGTCGATCTGGTCCCATATGTGGACATTGACAAGGATGGCAGGGTCGAGGTCGAGGAGATGTACGCGTGGCCGCTCTACTACAAGCTGGCGCCTGTCATTAAGGCCGCTGCGGACAAGGAGGATGTGGCCATTGTCTGGGGCGGTTCGTGGCGAAGCTTCAAAGATGGGCCTCACTGGGAATTAGACCGGAAAGTCTATCCCGCATGATCTGGCGTATTACTGCGCCAATCTTTTGCATTTCTTCAAACGAAAAGCGGTCCCCGCGGGCGAAGTTGCAGGGGGCACATGCCGGAGCGACATTCCCCTTAATGTGAGGCAGCTTGTTGTCTATGCGGTCAAGGCCTCTTGGATTGTCCTTTGTCCCACAGTGGACGCATGGCTGTATTATAAACTCCAAGACCTCGTTCGTTGTAAGGTCACAATGGTCAATTCTTTGATAGGCCTTGCGCAGGAATATGGCGCGGCCCTTGTCAGTTTTGTTGTAACGCTGCTGGCGCTTTTTGGCCAAGCTCTTTTGTTCGTCGGAAAGACTGCCCCACCGCTCGGTGCGCCTATCTCTGCCCATTTTCCTCGCAGACAGGCATTCTTTGCACTCGTATGAGACCCCTAGCGGGCGTGGCGCATCCTTATAGAAGAAGTCAAGCGTAGCTGGCTTCTCAGCCTTACACCTAAAACAGGTGCGCGTAGGGATGGAGTTTTGTGAGTTTTCCATGTAATCTTTGTACATGAGTGTGGCTGCTGCCGCAAGTGGAATACGGCCCGCATTGGGAACTGGACCGCCGGGTCTATCCGGCAAAATGAGGAGATTTGACATGGATTCGGCACAAATCGGCGGCATCGTCCGCGCATTGGCGGCGGCAATCGGCGGCTACTTTGTCGGGCAGGGCTTGGTGGACGCGGAAACCGTCACAACCATCGGCGGTGCTGCTGCCACGCTGGCTGTCGCTGCCTGGTCGATCTACTCAAAGCGCAAGGCGTGAAGGCTTTTACTGCGATCATCGGCCAGATCGTTTGGAAGTTTCTGACGATCTGGTTGATCCGTGCTGATGCGGTGGCGGATGCCAAGCGCAAACAAGACACCAAAGCCCATGAGAGGATGAATGATGCGGATCTGGGCGTTGGTGCTGCCGATGGCGATCATATCAAGTGGTTGCGTGAGTTCGCAGACCGCAACAAGCGTTGATCGTTTACGCGCCCCTGCGGCTGCGCACGCTATCGCTTTGGCGGGCGATGACATGGCAGCCGCGCGGATTACAGGCAGGGCCTTCTTGGCGCAGCTAGAGGCGCTGGCGGGCTGGTAGGGTCATGGCTTGGCCCCCGTGAACGAGGCGAGGGCGCGGTGTAGGCTGGCAGCCAGTTCAATGCCCGTTCCCCTGTGACGGTCGGGCAGCAACCTAAGTTCCTCTACGTTCAGCCACCCCTGCAAAGACCGCTTCGCCGCCTCCACCAGCGCCTGCACATCGGGTGAGGCAGGCGGGGTGGGCGTTTCGTGCCTACCTACAGCAGACGGGGTGCGAATGGCGGCGCTGACATGATCTGCCATTTGGTTTACAGCGTCAGCCCGTTCCGCAAAGGCCGTTGCGTAGCTTTTCGCGGCTGCCTTGTCCAGCCTCCGGCCTTTGTGCATACCTGTTTGCATTGATTTGATGTATTCGTCTAAAATTGCGGCAAGGTCGCCCGCCTCGTCCTCCAGAACAATCTTGGCGGTCTTTTTGCACACATCCCGCATCGCCTCCACCGCAGCCGCCTTGTCAGCCTCGGCGCGGTCCAGCTTGGCTTGCAGCACATCGTTGGCAAATGTCAGCGCAACAGCCCGGTCAATCGCCTTCCATCCGCTGGCCTTGTCGCGGTCGAGGGCGGCACGTAGGGCGAGGATCAAGTCAGGGGTGGTGGATGGACCAAAGCCCCTGCAATAGTTAGCGTGATCCTCACAAGCTTCCCGGCTGATGTCGATGTCATCCATTTGCGGCCTCCTTTGCGGCGCGGTAGTTGGTGAGGGCGGTGTCAAGATTTCTGTGATATTTCTGTTCAGCCAACACCGTGCCATAGTCCGCCATGTTTTGTGCAGCCTCCGCCAACCCATCACCCGCAGCTACCACCGCCTCAAGGGCGGCAATGCGGGCGGTCAGGCGCAGGACTTCGGCGGATGGCAGCACGAACTCTTGCCATTCCCAAACCAACTGGTCCTTAATTGGCGCGATTGTCTGGAATACACCCTTGTGCATCAGGCACCAAACTTTGTCTGGGTATTGTGTCATCATTCCCCCTTTGCCGCACGGAAGTCGGCGAGTGCTGCAACCCGTTCATCGTGTTCGCGCATTTGCCGTCCGAAATCGGGACCGCAGACGCAAGCCGTTGCTTCATGCGGGTCTGCCGCGTCATTGCCTGCGGCGATCCATTGCACGATTGGCACCTCCTGCCCGTCTGACAGAATTGCGATGCCCCGCGATCTGTGGATCGCATCAACTTCCAGTGTGATCACTTGCCAACCTCCCGCCGTGCTGCAACCACGAGGTTCAACAGCTTCTTGGCTTGGTCGTTGCCGAACATCTGATTGACGCAAAGACACATGCGGGTAAGTTCAGCATCGCTTATGTCCGCCACTGCGTCGGCCAGCGTGGGCACAAGAATTGTGCGTGTCGGATGGGTCATGCTGCACACTCCATTGCATAGCCGCCCCATTGGGTGGCCCAAGCCTCGGCCATGCCGGGAAACGTTTTGCTGCGAACCTTCCACCGATCAGGACCGGGCGGGGCACGGTGGATCATGGACCATGCCTTGTGTTCATCAGTGTCGGGTCTCGGCGGTGTCAGGCGGTTCGTTGGAACCAGCGGCGGCAGGCCACGAAGATACAGCCCCGTCGCCTTGAATGCTGGATCACCGAACCACCACGGCTGCACGATCTGCGGCTTGACCCAGCCCACAATCCTTTCGCGGGCGTGGCCGTGCATCACGGGGTTTTCCACCACAACCCGCGCAATCGGCGCATTCAAGCAGGCGCTGAACAGGTCCGCGCCTTCGTCCAGTTCGGCCCACATTTGCGCCGTGGTCTTGCCGGGTGGCGGCACAGACAACCAGCGCACCCCGGAATTGCAGAGCCTGGTGCATGGCGGGTTCGACACCAGCATCAGATCCCAGCCCAGATGCAGCACGTTGCGGATGTCGTCCTGAATGTGCCGGTTGGTGGGCTTGTCGGCTGGCAGCAGGTCGCATTGCCAAGCGTCATGGCCACGGGCGAGGAAGGCATCAAGGGCTACGCAGGATGTGGCGCAGCCGATCAAAACGCGAAGCGGCATCACCACCACCCCGCCCACATGCCGACTTTGACAATCACAGCGGCAGAGATGTTCAGGCCCGCATACATCGCGACCCCGGCGAAGATCCACCATTTCAGATCGTCAACCCACTCCCAGAAATCCGGCTCAGGCGATCCGAGACGTTCGACCTCATCCTCGCCCAGGATGCGGTACAGGTCGCTGTTGGCGGCCCAATGGTCATCAGTGGCGGTCATGGTGCCACCTTCCGCTTCTTGCCTACCAGCTTCTCAGCGTCGGCCTGGAATGCCTCAAACTCGTTCACCGGCATCAGGTCGTCGGTGTCGTCCTGCGGGTCGCGGCGGCGTCCGCTGATGACCTCGGGCTTGTGGTCGCGGAGTTCTTCGATGAAGGACACAAAAGCGGCGTTGTCCTCGTCGCCGCCCGCGTTGAACGCCGCCATCATCGCCACGGCGACAGGCTTAGGCATCAGCAGCGACAAGGTGCCAGCGCTGCACAGGAATGTCAGTGATGCGTTGGTGCCAAGGTCACCGATGGATGGGGCGCGAAGTGCGCTGATGATGATCTGGCTCATGCTCGTGCCTCCTTTGCTGCGTCATATCCCGCCTGTTCGCGGGGATCGTCTTCGCATTCCTGGCGCATGTCATCGCAGACCTGCTCCCACCGCTTCACCGTATCCGCGCCGACCCAATAGATCGCGTAGGTCCGATCCATCGGCAGATCGTCGCCGTAGCGGATCAGGCCAGTCAGCCGGGGCGGATCGTCCATCATGAAGAAGGCGCGGAAATCTTCTCCGCCGTGGCTGAGGTCCAGTTCTTCCTCGGCGATGCGGACGAATGCGGGTGTGATGTTGGTGTGGTCGGTCATGCTGGCACCTCCACCAACTTGCCATCTTTTGCCCAATACCAGACGCTCGCCTCAATCCCGTCACGCCCGACAATGCCGCTTGCAATCGAAACAATGGGGCCATCCCATGCAGCGCGTTCAACAGCGAACAGCGCGTTGCCATCCGCACCCATCACCCGGCCAAGATATCCAATCGCCATTGCCGCGCCTTGGTCGCCCGTGCTGGACGCCGCGCCTCGGTCGCCCGTGCTGGACGCCGCGCCGTGGTTGCCCGTGCTGGACGCCGCGCCTTGGTAGCCCGTGCTGGACGCCGCGCCTTGGTAGCCCGTGCTGGACGCCGCGCCTCGGTTGCCCGTGCTGGACGCCGCGCCTTGGTAGCCCGTGCTGGACGCCGCGCCTCGGTTGCCCGTGCTGGACGCCGCGC